TCAATGGCGATCCGGCAAACGTCGTGCAGGTCGCGCCGCTCTACTACGGCGGCACGCTCTGCCGGGTGAATCTACTCTGTCGTGGCTGACCAACGCGAAGTGATCCTGTCGCGGCTGGTTACGCTGTGTGGCTCGATCAACGGCGTCCAATCTGTCGCCCGCAACCGGCTCGATGTCGCCGGCCTGGTGCGTCCTGCCGTCGTGATCCACGACGGGCTCGAACAGCTCTTCGATGCGCCTTCGGACATGCACCATTCCGAATTGCAGCGGATGGAGCTCGCGCCGGTGATCGTGGTGATCGTGCGCGGTGGCGGCAGCGCCGATCCCGGCGTCTTGATGTCGTCCTACCGTTCGCAGATCGTCGCCGGCATCCTGCGCGACAGCGCCATTCTCGCGGCGATCGGCAGCAATGGCCGCATCCGCTATGACGGCTGCACAGTGGCGCCGCCCGATGCCGAAGCAAAGGAACACCGGATCGAGCTTAGCGTCACGTTCCGCTACGTTTTTCGGCTCGGCGATCTGTGACGGCGCCGATCGAGTTCAAGATCGATGTCATCGACGCCGGCCGCATACAGCTTCGCCTCGACGCCTTCCCCCGCGAGTTGCAGCGGCGGCTAAAGCAGACGATCGGCATGCTGACGCAACAATTGCTGGTGCGCGTCGAGGCGGCGCAGCCAGTGCGGACGGGCAAGCTGCGGCGTGCAACGCACGCCTTTGTCGACGAAGGGATTAAACGCGGCGTGCCGTGGGTGCGAGGTCGGGTGCGGGTGCTGGGTGGCGAAGGCAATCTCGGGGCACGGTTCGGCGCACTTGAGTACGGCGGCCCCGGCAGACGGCGTTTCGGAAAGAAGGTCAAGGTTCGGGCGTACAGCCGCGGCGGCGTCAGGATCAACGCTTACGAGCGCCGGCAGCCGACCATTCGTGCAATGCGCTTTCTGCGCGGCCCGGCACAAGCGCAGCGCGCCCGCGCAATCGCCGCGCTGGAAGCCGCGATCAACGACGCCATCGGCAATTTCAACAAGTCATAGGAGACAGCTATGGCCGCCGGAACCATCAAAGTTTTCGCCGCCACCGAACTGATCGGGGCGGTTACGTTTACCGGCGCGAACGATATCGGGCCGCAACTCGTCGTCAGCTTTCCGAAGGTCATGTTCAGGCCGGAAAACGCGGTCGGCCTCATCCAAGACGAATGGGGGCAATTGACCGTGACCGGCGAAGTACTGGTCGACGACACCGGCAATTTCGGGACCATTACGCACCCCGACACCACAGCCGTCAGTCCGCTCGTCAGCCAGTATTACATCGGCAAGGGAGTCGTCACGGTCCAGCTCGAGGGCGATATCACACCGAGAGATATCGGCAACGCACCGACCTTCGAGTTCACGCCCAACGTCACGACGCTCGAACACTTCTCCTCGCGCCTCGGCGTCCGCGTCAAGGATCTACAGGTCGTTACCGAAAAGACGGCGAGCCTCAATATCGTCATGGACGAATTCACGTACGATAATTTGATGCTCGCCTTTATGGGCACGGCCGGTCCCTGATGGTTTCACTCGCCGACATCGTACCGCAGACACGCGAGGTCGAGATTACCAGCGGCACGCTCAAGCTGCGCGGGCTCGGCCTGCGTCATATTGCCGACCTCTTCCTGCGGTTTCCCGAGATCCGCAAGCTGTTCGACATGCGCGCACCGGAAATCAACGTGCCGGTGCTGATTGTCGAAATGCCCGATGCCATCGGTGCCATCATAGCCGAAGCGGCGGGCGAGCCGGACATGGCCGATCACGTGGCTGATGCGCTCTCGCCGGGCGACGCGACTGCTTGCTTCAATGCAATAATGGAGATGACCCAACCCGGCCCTTTCTTCCATCTCCTCGCCGGCATGGCGGGCACCGCCGACGCCCCCGACCGGCCTGGCAGGGCAGCGGATACGAATTCGCCGCCGCAGCCGAGCAGCTCATCAGTTGCGGGCATGACGCCCGCGCCGTCCTCAACTATACGCCGCGCCAACTCGCAGCATTCGTCACCATCGCCGGCCACCGCCGACGCCGTGAGTTGAGCGAGCAACTCCACCTAACCGCAATCGGCAGCCAGGGCGAAGGCAAGGCAATTCAGGGCATGTTGAAAGCACTAAACGACGATGCCTGACAACCTAACCATCCAAATCGGGGCCGATAGCAGCAAGCTGCGTTCTGATCTGGATTTGGCAAAAGCCAAGCTGCGCGACCTCAATGCGGAGATGACGAAGCTCGCGCGCGATGCGCAGAAAACCGGTGATCGGACGCGGCTCGATCAGCTTTCGGTCGAGGCCGAGAAGGCCGCGGTGTCGGTGCAGCGATTGCGTCGCGCCCAGGCCGCGCAATACAAGGATTCCACGGTTCAGACCGAGAATGCCGTCCGAGGCATGAAAGCGTTGGGGACCGCCGCGCTTGAGGTGCGTGGGGCGCTGTTGGGGGCGTTCGGCGTCGGCGGCGGCATCGGTGCGGCCATAACCGGCATCGTCAACATGCTCGGCAAGGCCAAGGACGAACTGTTGGAGGTCCACCGCCTTTCGCTATCGACAGGTTTCGCGCCGACTACCATTCAGGCGCTCAAAGATGCTGGGGAAGACGTAGGGTCGGATGTTGGGCAACGCGCCCTGATTCAACTGTCGCAGGCGTTCTCCAAGGTCACGCAGGAATCCGATGCGGCCGGTCGGAGTGTTAGCGGCACGGTCCAGGTTTTGAAGGGCGGCGCCGGCGAACTGAATAATAATCTCCAGGCCCTCTCGCGCGGCGTGGAGGTGTTCCGCGGTGGCGGAAAAGAGAAACCAATACAGACCGAGGCCGACGCCTTCGCGTTCTTCGGCGTCGATATTAAAGCGATCCGCACCATCAAAGATGCCGGCGAGAGGATGCGGACGCTGACGCAGCAGCTAATCGACGGAATGGACCGGCGGCGCAAACAGGCCGAGCAGATGCCCGGCATCATGGAGCGCGCCAACCTTGCTGCCGGTCAGATTTTCGGTGGTCGCGGCATAACCGAAATGACGGCGGCCTTCGAACAACTCACTACGGCGCAAGGCGGCCTTGCAGCGAAGGAAGCCGAGATACGGGCGCAGCAACGGGATGCGAACGCTCAGCGAATAGCAGAGGCAAAAGCCTATCAGAAGTCCTTGAAGGATATTGGGGACGAATATACCGCATTGTCGATGGCGTTCTTAAATGCCTTCGGGCCGACTGTCTCTGGGCAACTCAGGTTACTGACCGATGACCTGAACACTATAGCCACCATTCTGCGGGACATTCAGAGCATCGTTAACGGCACCTGGAATTGGCCGAGCCCGCCCGGCTGGTTAATGCGGTTCCTCGGCGCCGGACCCGACACGCTGCCGCCCCCGAATTTCCCGCCCGTCTTTGAGGCGCCGATCCCGCGCGCGTCCGGCGGCATGATCCGCGGCACAGGCACCGCCACCAGCGATTCGATCTTGGCGCGGCTCAGCAATGGCGAGTTCGTGTTCAGCGCTGCCGCGGTTCGCCATTGGGGGCCGCAGATGCTCGCAGCCATGAACGGGTTGCGCATGCCGCGCTTTGCGGCGGGCGGGTTTGTCGGTACACCGACTGCCGGCGGCACGCCGGTGCATCTGCATCTCGGCGGCCAAAGCTTCGCGCTGTCAGGCACCCAGAACGTTGTCTCCGCGCTCGTCGTCGAGGCGCACCGGCAACAGATCCGCAGCGCCGGCGTCAAGCCCTCCTGGTACGGCGGGCGATGATCACACCGCCCTACACCGCGCTCGATATCCGTTTTGACATCTCGGCTGCCGAACCCGGAATCAACCCGTTCTCAGCGCGGGGCCTGCGCGGCACGCTGGCGCCGATCGCGCTGGCGCAGGGCGACGACAAGATGGCGCGCACCGTTAACGGCACGCTCGTCGATCTCTCGGCACCGCAGATGCGCAAGTACCGGCTGGAGGTCAGCGGCGACGACCAGGCGCCCGCGGCGCTCGATGGGCTCTGGGTCGGGATGCAGGTGACCGTCGATTGCATGGTCGATCTGGCGCACCGCACCGGCACCATCGCTAGCCGGCCCGCCGTCGCCGGCAGCACCCGCATCGAGGGCGATTACACCTATTACCAGCCGCAGCTAATCATGCGCGTTGTCGAGTGGAGCACCGACCGGCAGGAGTGGGCCGCGGCCGTCTCGTGGACGCTGGCGCTGGAGGAGGTGTAGTTGCCCGGCCCATGGGGATTTGCCTGGGCCGGCGGCGTCATCGAGGAACAGCAGACGGTCGTGACCACGGGCACGACGACGGCCGGTGGCACGACCATCACCGGCATCCCGTCGACGGCGATCTCCTCGCTGTCGGCTGGGCTCATCTACAACATCGCGGGCAACGGGCTTTTAGCCGGGAGCACCTTTATGGCGCCGGCGTCGGGCGCCACCAGCATCGTGCTCGACACGGCGGCCACCGCCAGCATGAATGCCTTGCTGACGATCACCGGGCCGCGCACGCCGAACGCGCCGTGGGACCCGGCATCGCACGGCCGGTTCGACGAAGACGTGCTGTCCCTGGAGATCCAGCAGTCGGAAGGCGACTTCGCGACGCTGACGATCGAACTGAAGAACCCGGGGCTCGGCCTTCTGGCCGCCGGGCGCAATCTCTGGTGCTGGCTGTCGTGGGACCAGGCATGGACGCCGGAAGGTGGTGCGCCGCCCGATCTGGTGCCTCTGTTCAATGGCCGCCTGGTCGGCGTGCCGCGGCTCCAGACGGGCGAGGGCGTGCAACTCCAGTTCATCGCCAGGCCCGACGATTACCTCACCCAGAAGGCGGCGCTGGCCGGCTCGCTGCAAGTGCTGCCGTATTGGGATCCGGTGTGGCTCTCGGCCGATATCAGCGCCGACACGGTGCTCGAAACATACTCCGCGCTGTGGCACGTCGACCGGGCGACGCTGGCGCTCTCGACCTCGGACATCATCGAGGGCGAGGACGGCACCATCACGATCGGCGAGAACGAGTCGCTCTACGATAATTTCTCGCTGTCCTACGGCGCGCCGCCGCTGTCGGCCGTCACCGTCTCGGGCACGGTCTCGTGGGGCCAGCAGGCCGCCGGCCGCCTCGACATTACTCAGACGATCCTCAATGCCTTCCGCGACCAAGCCGGCGCGCCCTATGGCCGCGTACTAGCCTCGACCCCGGTCAGCTCGGTGTACGGCTACACCGGCGGCGGGCTCATTCAAGTGCTGGCCGGCGACGGCATGATGAACGCCTGGCCGAAAGCCGGCACCAGCATCGGCGCCGGCTGGTCGTTCGCCAACGGCAACGACGGCGACGGCACGCCGCTCAATTACATCGAGGAGGCATCGACCAACAACAAGGGCGGTTGGTTCACCGAGATGAATTACGACGTGAGCTATGCGACACACACCGCCGACTCGCTCGCTAATTCCAACCCGCTCGGAGGAACCGGCGACTACAACCCGTACAGCGACAGCGTTATGCAAATGCTGAACAAGGGCCAGCTCGTCCAAGTGCAGACCAGTTTCCCGACGCATACCCTCAAGTTCCGTTCGGTCGTTGAATACAAGGCCGACCGGGCGCGCACCGAAACCGTGGCCGCGGTAATGACGGCCGATGTGCAACGCCAGCTTTCGGACA